GTGCAAAGATTGTCAGTGTAGGACGAATTAAATGGTTTGGTAACATGACAGGAAAAGATAACTGTGCATGGTATCTATTTTATAACAACAAAGTAGAAACAACATTTTATGGGAGAACGTGATGTCTTTATACAAATTTTTAGAAAATACAAATCCTTTACTAACAATACCACTTACTAGGTGTAGTGATAATCTTGATAGAAAAGAACTTAAAGAGAACCTTATAGAAACTATGAAAGAGTCTGCTGGTGTTGGTTTATCTGCAAATCAGTGTGGTGTTATGGAACGAGCATTTGTAATGTACTCTGACGTAAAGAAAAAAGAAATACTGGCTTGTTTCAATCCTAAGATAGTATCCGAATCTGATGAAACTATTCTTATGGATGAGGGTTGTTTATCGTGGCCTGGCCTTTGGTTACAAGTTCGCAGGCCTGATGGTATAGAAGCAACCTATGAAGATGAAAATGGTGAGTTGCAAGAGATTGCTCTATTTGGTCTTGAGTGTAGGATATTCCAACATGAAATGGATCATATGGAAGGTACTAACTTTACAAAGAAAGTTTCTAAGTTACGACTCAACAGAGCCAACAAAAGACAACAAAAAAGAAAAAAAGTGTTTGACAGACAAAAACTGGCGTGATAGTAGTGACAAATATGTCACACTTTTAACTAAATAGTAAAAAAACGACATAAAAGTAGGCTCTTATGTCGATTCTCTATTGACAATTCTTATTGAGTATAGTATTCTGTATATAAGATGAGAGAACAAAGAGAGAAATTATCTATGAAAAATAAATCTACTATTGCGAAGTTACTTTCAGAAGAAGATATTCATGTTGTTTATAAACAGATGGAAACTGCTTACTTTAATGCTAAAAGTCGTGAACTAGGTTTACCGATTTGGGATGAAGATAAGACTACTCCTGACATACAAGATTTGATGGTATGTCATGAGATTGCACACGCATTATGGACTCCTCTTGATATGTTAGAGAGAGCTCAAGTTCGTAAGATAAATCATTCTTTTGTAAATATTGTAGAAGATGCTCGTATTGAACGTATGGTACAGGAAAAATATCGTGGTTCGGTTTCGGTTTTCAAACGTGGTTATCGTGATCTTACTGCTCTTGATTTCTTTAGTATTGGTGACAAGGATGTTTCCAAATTAAATCTTATTGATCGTATCAATTTATTTTTCAAGAAACAGGATGTTACTTTTTCTGATGAAGAAAAGGTTTGGGTTGATCGTGTTGCAAAAACTAAAACACCCGATGATGTTCTTGATCTTGCAGAAGAGCTTTACAAGTGGATGGAAGAAAACGAATCTGAGACTGACAATCACAATTCTGGTGAGGAAGGTGAGTCGATGGATTCTGGTGAAGAGGGAGAAGGTTCTTCCTCTGGTGAAAAAAGTGAAGGAAAAGAAAATGGAAATGCTGATAGTAACTCTGGTTCTGATGAGTCTGATGCTGATGCCGAAAAGGGAAATGGTAATGGTTCCAGTGAAGGTGAGAAAGTAGATGATGAAACTTCTGGTAACATGGGTGATACTCCTAGTAATGATAATGCTGATGATGGCAACGATAAGTCTGATGGAAGTGATGAGTTAAAATCTTCTGATCCAGAAGGTGGTTCTGAAAAAGTTAGTGCTGGTGGAGCTCCAATAGTTGAGACTGATACACATGGTTCTGGGTTAGATGCTCTACGAAACAAAAATGCTTCTGATCGTTACTATGCTCAAATTCCTGATTTTTCTAAACGTGACGATGTTATTATTTCTTATAAAACTATGATTGAAGAATTTTCAAAAGTAAAACCATATGGTGGTCGTGAAGAACTTTATGTAACAAAAACTTTAGAAGAAGTTGTAAATCTAAAGAAAGATTCTAAAAAGACTGTTGCTTATATGGTCAAAGAATTTGAGATGAAAAAATCTGCTGATGCATATGCTCGTGCCGCAGTTTCTAAAACTGGTTCATTAGATATGGGTAAGTTACACACTTACAAATATAATGATGATATATTCAAGAAAGTGACTACATTGCCTGGAGCTACTAATCACGGTATGATTATGGTTCTTGATTGGTCTGGTTCGATGGCAGAAAATCTTACTGGTACACTTGCTCAGTTATTTAATCTGATTTGGTTTTGTCGTCAAACAAAAATACCTTTTGAGGTTTTTGCATTTTCTGATGTTTATAGTAAAATATCTCGTAATTCTCCTATTGAAGATGATAAGAACTTTAAAGCTGGTGATCTTGAAATGAGAAACATAAATCTTCTAACTATGTTTTCTAGTAAGATGAAAACAGATGAAGAAATGACTATGATGCACAATATGTGGATGGTTGCTAATCAGTGGACTAGAAGAAACTGGAGAGAACATGGTTGTCCTATTCGGTTTCCTCATAATCTAAATCTTGGTGGTACACCATTAAATGAAGCTATCGTTGCACTAATGGATATTGTTCCAAAATTTAGAAATGATACTGGTGTTCAAAAAGTAAATACAATCTTTCTTACTGATGGTGCTGGTAACAGTCCAAAAGGTATTTATGATTATAAATTAAATACTGATACTGGTGAACATTATAAGACAACAAATAGTTTTCCTTATTGGCATGATCAAGCTGATATTATGATTACTGATCCTAAAACCAACAAAACTTATAAAGTTACTCGTAGAAATATTACTAATAAACTTTTAGAGATTTTAAAAGATCGTGTTTCTGATATGAATATAATTGGTTTCTTTATTGCTGGTCGTGGTAAGTCTGGTAAGGTTGATAAGAGAACTTTGATGTCAATTTTACGAGATGATTCTTATGAAAAGATTATGGAAAAAATAAAGTTCATCAATAAAGAAAATTATCTTGCAATTAATGAAGCTGGTTATGATGAGTATTATATCTTGCCAGGTGGTAATTCTTTGATGGTTGAAAATGAAGGTCTTTCTGATGAGTTAGTTGGTGCTTCTAAAGCTAAACTAAAGTCTGCATTTGGTAAATCAATGAAGGGTAAAGTTTCTTCTCGACAGTTACTAAACAAATTTGTGAAGTTGGTGGCGTGATAAAAATGTCACACTTTACAATAAAATGCAAAAATCGAGCAAGATATGCTATTTTGTGCTTGCAATATGAATTTAGATATGTTAGCTTAAGATATAAGATGAGAGAACAAAGAGTTTAATTGAAAAAGGAAAGTTATATTATGTATTTATCTCCACGCAAAAAATTGTTTGTTGATACCGCCACCGAAATGTTTGGTGAAGGTGCAATACTTACAAATATGCAAGTTAAAGAAGCATCTGCTAAAGCTGGTGTTCCTAAAGCTGGTTGGTTTAAGAAAGCTTGCAAGATTGGTTATAATAAGTTTGAACTTCCTAATGAGAACGCTCCTACAACTACGACTACTTCAGATGCTACATCTGAAAATGTTGTTATGAACTTGGTTGCGACTAATATGGAAAAACAAGATTTAGTTCCGTCACCCTTTGAAGGTTTTGTTCCTTGGGGAAATTATGGTAATCTCAAAAAGATTATCAAATCTGGTATGTTCTATCCTGTGTTTGTTACTGGTTTATCTGGTAATGGTAAAACTCTTATGATCGAACAGTTACACGCTGAGTTGAAAAAAGAGTTGATCCGAATCAATATCACAATCGAAACTGATGAGGATGATTTACTTGGTGGTTTTCGTTTGGTTTCTGGTGAGACTAAGTTTGTTCCAGGCCCTGTTATTGAGGCGATGGAACGTGGATGTACTTTGTTACTAGATGAGTGTGACCTTGGTTCTAATAAGTTACTTGCATTACAGCCTGTCCTTGAGGGTAAGGGTGTGTTCTTGAAAAAGATCAACAAGTGGATCACTCCTAAAGATGGTTTCAATGTGATGGCAACTGCCAACACTAAAGGTAAAGGTTCAGAGGATGGACGTTTTATCGGAACCAACATTCTGAACGAAGCGTTCCTAGAAAGATTTGCGATTACTATCGAACAACCATATCCTGCTACTTCAACTGAGAAGAAGATTGTTATGGGTTCCATGAAAAAGTATGGTGCTGTTGATAAAGAGTTTGCAGATAACCTAGTTACTTGGGCTGAGGTTATTCGTAAGACTTTTTATGATGGTGGAGTTGATGAAGTTATCTCAACTCGTAGGTTAGACCACATCGTGAAAGCGTTTGCAATCTTTGGTGATAAGATGCAGTCTATTGAAATGTGTGTTGCACGTTTTGATGAAGATACCAAAGAGTCTTTCATGGATTTATATACCAAGATTGATGCTGGTATCAGTGTTGAAGAAGAAACTTCTAATCCATTACTTGATGGTATGGAAGAAGAAGAGCCTGCTTTCTAAATAAAAAAATAAAGGTTCCTTGACTTTTTGTCTTGGAACCTTTATATATAGTAGTATAAGGCAATTCGTAAGTCCTTAAAAATACAGAGTTTTTGGTAAGTTTTTACTGTTTGGTCAGGGCTCTTAGAGACAGACCAAAAAAACTTACATTTAACTAGGTCGCCATTATGGGGCCTTAATGTAATCTTGCTTAATAAAGGAGATAAAAAATGGTTACAAATAAAGCACTAAGTCTATTCGACAACTTCAATCAACTAACACCCTATGCGGTAGGTTATGATCGAATCTTTGATCATCTCAATAACTACGTTTCAAATAACGTAACTTCTACAGGGTTTCCACCATATAACATATCTAAAGGAGGTGACTATAACTATGTCATTGAAATGGCTTTGGCTGGATTCTCTAAGAAAGATATTGAGATTGAAGTAGCAGATGGGACACTTACTATTCGTTCTACAAAAGAGAATGAAGAAAGTGAAGACACGATACATCGTGGTATTTCCTATCGTAAGTTCAATCGAAAATTCACTATAGCAGATGATATTGTTGTGAATGATGCTTCACTTGAAAACGGTATGTTACAGATTAATCTAGAACGTATTGTTCCAGAGGAAAAGAAGCCTCGTCTTATTGAAGTGAAATA